ATTAAACCCGCTGAGCGTCTGCCGTCTGTTTTATAAGTAAATTCAACACCTTTTAATGAATAAACTTTGTCTAACGCATCTTGTATTGTGTGTATGCCGGTTTTGAGTCTTTCATCAGAGACAGTAGTTGAGTATGCAATAACATCGCCATCTGAGTGAAAGTCGCCATCTCCTTCCATACGAAAACGAACAGAATCATTTACTTTATAGTCAAAATAATTATCTGGATGACTATATTCTATTTTTCCAATGGAACTATTGTCTGTATCTCCAAATTCAAGTCTACCATAGGCAGTGTTAGCAGAAAGCAGACGAACACGAGCGCTTGCGGAAGTATTAGTAAAAATTGCTGAAGCTGCTGATACGTATAGATCTCCTGTTCCAGTATCTGAAATATAGGAGTTAGAACCGTCATGATAAATTTCTAAATCGTCTCCCGTGCCAAACAGTGCTTTAACATTGTCATCAAGAGAAATACCCGTAGATGTAACCTCTAACTTTGTGGTGCCTCCAACTTGTAGCTGTAATGTTCCAGTACCCGCATCATTAATAAAGCTATTTGAACCATCGTGATAAATCTCTAAATCATCTCCCGCTCCTAAAGTTATCTTATCGGAATCTCCTAAAGCGAATCCTCCATTAAATACTGCTTCAGCAGTAAAAGTAGCTACTCCAGTTACATCAAGAGCTCCAGTTACTGCTAAATCGCCAGAAGAATCTAGAGCAACATCAACAAAAGTACCATTAGCGTCTGTTGCTATCTGTAATTTATTATCTGTTGTATTATAAAAAAGCTCACCAGCAACAGTACTACCTGTGCCTGAAGGAGCAGTTGCTGCACTATTGCTACTTTGAATTGCAGCTAGTGCATTATTAATATCCGAACGTGTTGCCGGAAAAGATTGGTTAGCTATGTTATAGTCATGTGTTGCCATGTTTTGTTTCCTATATTAATATCCTACGGCTACGTAATTAAAGTACTCTTGCGAGCCTTGATTAAGATTGCCATCATGAAAAGTTACTGTAAATCCAGTATTACTACTACTGCTAATAGTAAATGAAATATGATCATCTGAGTCTACTGGGGTTACACTAACTGTTGGTGTTGTTTTAAAAGGTGTTTCGTATGTAATAACTTTAATTTCATTATCATCCCCAGAATCAGTTTGTACATTATAGTCACGTTTAATTGTATCTGGCATATCAATCGTAACTTTTAAACTATCAACTCGTATATTCTGTGTTACGTTTGTAGAGCTAAGATTCATTCTAAACTGAAATGCTCTTGCTGTATAGTCTCCAATATAAAAATTAATCCAAGAACTCCAAGTTGGAGTGCCAGAAGGATCATCTGTTGTTGTTCTTACTTGTACTTGAGCATTTGTGGAAGAAATATCAGAACCATCAAACAATCCCGTACGAGTATCAAAGTTACCGCCAGTAGCATCAAACAATTCTAGTACATCAAAAGAGTCTGAAGTATACTCTGTTAAAAGACGAGAAGTATATGTAGTTCCTAGGTCAATATACTCATCTGTAAAATAATATGTGCCACTTGATTCAACGTTTCCTTCTATTTTATAGTTTGCTCCATCCGTTGGAAATATGTCTGAATTAATAGTTAGTTCTGTACTACTATCAACACTTACAATATATGTTTGGTCTCCAGTATCTATATTTCTTATAATACGGTTAGCATGTGTTGAATCAAAACTTGCTCCAGTATCTCTTAATATTTTTGTATCAACTTCGATAGTATAGCTATCTCCGTCTTGATGGTCAAAAATTGTATCATCAAGAGTTAACTCATATGCACTTACTAAAGCTGATACAGTTGCTGAGGTTCCTTCTGTTGTATTACGAATTGTTTTTCCTACAACTGCCGAAGTAAATGGGCCAGTGCTGTCATAAACTTGATAAGGCCCCCACTCAATGTGGTAGTCTGCTCCGTGGTTGTCTTCCATTAAATCAGAAGATAAAGTAAGATTATTTGCATCTACAAAAGCTGATACAGTTGCTGATGTATTATCATCAAGTCTTACGGTTCTACCTACTAAGTCTGAAGTAAAAGTTTGAGTAGTATCTCTTAGATTATTTGGCAAAACTTCTAATCTATATTGTTCTGCTGACCCATCAAATATATCCGTATCTAGGCTTAAAACTGTAGAACTATCTACCGCAGAAACTACTGCTGTTGTATCGTCTGTTATATTTCTTACAGTTTTTCCATTCCAAGTTGAATCAAAACTAGCATTTTCATCAGTTAATTTATTTGCAGTATGTACTAAATCATCAAAATTTCCGCTTCTATCATCAAAGTTTCCACTTGCACTATCAAATATATTTGCACTTACAAGTACTGTATAATTAGAACCACTGTTATCATCTAAAATCGATTCTTGAGTGCTATCATAAGTTCCAATTATATCAGTGTTGGTGCCTGAAGCATAATATTCGTCATGTGTACCGGTTGCTAAAGATGCAGTATCTAACTGTATTGCTTGATTAGTACTATCATAAAATATGTTTGTAGTATTTGTATCATTAACTCCAGTATCTGAAGTATCATTACCAAAGTTAGGATGTTGAGTGGTAGTTTCAACAGCATTCAAATTAAGAATATCCGTATCTACAGAAGCATTAAAAACTGCTGCATTTACTGATTCATTACCACTTGAGTCTACGGCTTTAATTAGATATCTACCATTCAATAAAGGCACAAGTACAGAAGATGTACTTCCTGGAACATATCTTTCAACAGTTGACGAAGAACCCCATGCTGCACTTGTATCACTTGAATATCTTACCCAATAGTTTCCTCCATTCACTACATCTAAATCTGTAACTTGTGTCCAAGACAATAATGCTTTTGAGCCTTGTACAACAAGCTGAAAGTCTTCAACATCGGAAGGAGCCGCAGTTTTTCCAAATATTTCTTGCTCTTTATAGGCAAACGGTGAATATAAATTACCCATTAGAATATTCTCCTTGTTTTAACTCTAAACTCTACTTGTCCTGCTGGAGCATCATCAATTGTAACACTATTTGATACTGTTTCTCCTAAACTCATCCAATTGCTAACATTTGTATCTTTTCTTCTGTACTCTACATAATAAGTTCCAACATAAGGATAGTTTTGTGTTGTTCCAGATATTTTAGGCGTAGCCCATGAAAACGTTGCTCTATTTTTAATATTATTAGTAGAGTCAACATATAACTCCTCACTAATTGTTAAATCTCCAGGAGCTGGTATTGCATCACTAGGGTCAGGTAAATTGCTAGTAGACTTAGCAGAGAAATCTAAATTATCTTCTACAATACCGTATTTTTGATCATAGTGCTTTAATCCAGATATTTCATAAATATTTGGCTCTATTTCTCTTATACCTAAACACTTAAAAGTTTGGGCTTCTACACTTCCTACTTCTTCTAATATCCACATCATTCCACTTGCTGGAGTATTTTCAAAAGCTTCAGTAACTGTAATTGAAGTTACATCTGCAGAAGTCGAAATAGTATCTACTGTTTTTGTTTCTGTCCAAATATATGGGGCCCATTGTTTGCCAGCATTAATACAAGCCTCTTGAGTAGTTTCTGTAGATTTTGAACCGTCTGATGCAATACATGCTTCTTCTGTGTTTAAAATACTTAATCTATAAGATTGTCCTGCTGTTACTGATGTAGCGTTATCTAATTGAATTACAGTACTAGTACTGCCTGTTGATACTCTTCCACCATATCTTATACCTGCTTTAAAAGAATCAGCAATATAAAAATTATCTCCAGGTCTTAAAGATACTCCATCCATGCCTGTTTTAAATGTAACAGTTTCAGTTTCATATCTTTCGCTATACAACAACCACTTTCCCATACGTCTAGCTTGGCTTTGTGAAGTACATCCAACTGCTTGTATTTCCTGAGAAAATATTTGATTATTAGCGTTTGTAATTCCTTCGCTATCTTCAACATACTCTATATGTTGACGATAAAAATCATCTGGATTATTCCAAGTAACATGTGCTACATTATGTCTTTGTTTACGACTAGAGCCTTCATAAGTAAATTGTCCATCAATAACATTTGAATCTGTAAAAGTCATTACAGGGTCTTTTGGGGCATCTTGTACTGGAGTTACTGCTCCTTCTTGCCAATAAACCATTGCTCTCATTATTGATGCAATATCATTTAATATCTTATAGGCTTCTTCTCTTGTTTGTAAGTATAAATTACAAGTATAACGTGCTTCCTTGTATCCCCAACCGTCATCAACTCCTACAAAATTTCCAGAAGAATCTACAGCATCACAATATTTTGCAATCTCATATAAAGCCCACTTATCCATTTGAGCCTCTTCTAACCATTTACCTAGACCGTATCTATCGTCTGTACATATATCATACATAATCCAAGCAGGGTTTGAAGTCCATGCAGTAGTAAACGTACCATCCCAGTCTCCACTATAAAGTGTATCTCCTACTTCTGTGCCTGTCCAAGTACCTCCTTGTGAAATACATCTATCTTTTCTTCTTATGCCGTTAATACTACAAGTTCCGTGATCATAAGGAGTATAGTTACTAGGTATTTTTACTTTTACTCCCTTAATTTCGTAGCCTCTAGTAGGTATAGAACTGAATTGTTTTGCATCAAACTCTAAAGCAACTAATGCACTATTAGGGTAAGTCAGTTTATTATCTATAATTGTTGTTGAAGTACCCCAATATAAATCATTATTTGTTTTTGCTCCATCGTCATCATCAGTAACTCTAGTTACTCTTAACTGTATACTTGTAAATCCTGCACTTTTCCATGCAGAAGGTATATCAAAACGAAAAGCTCTTTCATACCTTTGAGTTGTTTTACCTTCAAAAGAAGTAGATTTAACAGTAGTATAATTACCACCATTATACCCCATTTCGATTGTAAACTCTACTTTTGAACCTACTAAATCTCCATTGGATTTTTGAAAAGTTAATGCAGGAGTATATAATGTAAGTCTCATAGCATCTGCAGTAGTAGTTGTATAACTTCTTACTGTTGGGCCTGCATCTTTTCGTACTTGAACTCCTACAGTTACTTGTTCTTCACTTCCTTGAAATCCTGGAATATAAGATTGAGAATTTGTACCAACACGAGTAGCGTAGCTATAACCAGTAAAGTTATCGTCTGCATCATTATTTACTAAAGGAACTTCATCTAAAAATATAGAGTGTTTTCCATTTACTAGACCGGATATTTCTCCCTCTGAAACTAAATCTATAATACGAGCCTTAGCAGTAGAAAATAAAGTATTATCTTCTTCTACTGGAGCAGAGCCACCTCCGCCACCTTTTCCCCCGCCTTTGGAGCCTCTTATCCAGTTTTTTTCATCTTGACTCATAATTACTCCGGATTATAATCTTCTGCTTGAATACCTGCACTAATAACAGCACCACCAACTATAAGTTTTCCATAACATACTGGTACTGCGACCCCTTGAGAAGTAGTATTTACTGGGCCATTAAAAGCATAGTTTTTAGGTTCATCTTTTTGCTCTATTGGTTTAGGTGTTGGAGCTAGTAGGGAGCCAATTCCACTTATAATCAACGAGCCTGCAAACTTTAATGCCATGCTTCCTAAAGTTGTTAAACCAGTATTTGTGCCAAACACTCCGGCTCCAGGCATTACAGCCTGAGTTAGTCCTGCCGTACCCACTGGAGCAAACATAATTGCTCCTATTATTAAAGCTCCTAATAGTATTGCTGCTAGTCCTTTCTTTTTAGAACCAATTACAACTGGTACTATTTTAATTTCTTTATTTCCTGTAGGATACTCTGCTTGACTTTCATCTTTTAAATACTCGTCTCCTACTAAAATATGATAACCTATTCCTCTTTCATGAGAGGTAGCAAATTCTCTTCTAAACTCGGGATTATTTGCTGCAATTGCTTTTGTTGCTTCACGTACAGAGTTAATGTCGAGATTCCATTCTTTACCAAAACGTTCTCCTAATGCTCCATATAATTTAACTTTTCTTAACATAGTGACTTGTGCCTCAATATATGCGTGGTATGTTTTCTCCAGTACCCGCCGTATGGTTCTCTATTTGATAACCTACCATGTACATGATGTAATATTTTATTGTCTCCGAGATAGATTGCCGCATGGTTTGGTACAGGTGAAACTAATTTTATTAAAAATATATCATATTTTTTAAAATTATCTACTCTTACAAAACCTTGTTCAGCATAGTTATCTAAGTATCTATTCTCTCCTTTATCCCACCACCCGTCTTGACCTTGATAACATTCAAAATCAATATTTAATTCTTTTTTATAAAAATCTCTAACTAAAGTACAACAGTCTAAAACTCCGTAACTAAATTGTCTTCCAACTAGTGGTGCTTCATATCCATTTGGTTCCCAGCTATATAGTTGATTACCTGGCCAACTAAGTATATGCCAAGGTTTTTGAGAAGCTTCACACCCTGCTTTATCTGCTTCTGAAGGAGTTGGTGCCATGTTCGGATGAGAATGACATATTCCAATTATTGTTCCAGTATCTTCTGCATCTGCGTAACTACGAGGATCTATTATAAAATCGTCCTCTGGAGTCTCAGATATATTTTTAGCAGGAAAATATCTTGCTCTTCCTTTTGGCATTGCAAGAATAAATCCACAAGCTTCTTTAGGATACTCCGACTTAACGTGTTCTCTAAACTTATCTAGTACGTAATGTTTCATCGTACGCTACCAGTTTTAACTCCAGCTCCTGGAAATCCTCCAAACGGTATTTCTTGATCTTCATCTGGAAATCTTTTTTCACATGAAGTAAAGGTTTTTCCACATACATCATCGGCTATATCAGAAACTGGATTATTATCTATATCAAAATAATTACTACCGCTATATCCACACTCTGTGCCTCTGTATTTCCAAGGACAATTATTAGCAATTACAGACCTTGAAGGTAGTTTAACTCCTTGAACATCATGTGCTGCAGTTAATTCAAATTGAATAAAAGAGTTTGTTTCTATTGCTTTTCTATCGATATACCAAATTTCATCTGCAAAATCAGCATCTGGATCTTCTGTAGAAGAATGGTCATAATAAATTCCACCATCATTAACACAAGCTATATCTGTATAAGTTGTCCAAGTTCCTGCAGAGCCATATTTTGTAGAGTCTAAACAATCTGATTTACTATAACTACCATACCAAGTTTCTCCTGCAGCTAAACAAGTTTGTTGGGTAGTATAATTACTATCTGAACAATATGCTCCACTTTCTCCTGAACAAATACCTCCTAGAGTATATCCAAATACATCACAATGAGAATCTAAGTATTTTGCAAAAGTTCTTTTTCTTGTTAGTTTTGCTCCTATTAAGTCATCATATTGATTGATAGCATTAGATAATAAAGAAGTAATATTAGCTACAGTTAAAGTAGGTCTTGGAATAGCTCCTTTTCCTGATAATTCAAACCCTTCTGCATCTATAGGAAACGGTAAGTATCTATTACCCTGCCATAGTATCTCATGAACATGTTCGTCAGTGCCTGAATGCCATCTAAATATTTGATACGAACTATCTGCAGTACCTGTAGATAAGTCAAGTTCAAATAACTCTATTATGTCTCCAGGTGTAAAACTATGTGCATCTGTTATAATATCAGACATGATATCTCCTATGGTTCAAATACTTTCTTGAATTTTGCTGTGATTGTTTGTATTCCATTATTAGGAATAGTAGAAGTCCATTCAGAGCAAATATATTTTTTATATGGATAAATAGTATAAGACTCTCCGCTTGCCATAATATCAGAACTTAAGCTAAGCTGTGTACCACTATCTATAACTTCTACTACTGCTGTTGTAGAATCAGTAGTATTTGATACTGTAGCATTTAAGTAACGATTTGTAAAGTAAGAATTAGTGTCTATAAGTTTATCTGTGTTTGTTCCAGTAGCTGTGCTAGATATTTGATACCCTTCTGGATACCAATCAAATGAAGTTACTCCTGCATGATCTTCAAAAAACTTAATAATCTTATTTCCTTCATTAAAGGTTCTATTAGTCCATTTTAAATCCCATTCTTCTTCGTCAGTATTAATTCCAGAGCCAGTACGTTGTTCGTATCCATCTCCATATTTTGCAGTAAGAACTCGTGGTTTCTGATTAACTTTTAAACTTCTATCTGGATTAATATTAATATCCGTATTAAAATTAGCCATAAGTTCTTCCTCCATCTCCATTCAATAAACCACCAGGTCTTTGTTGCATAAGTATTTCTTCCTGTACTGCTTGAGAAATTTGATATGCAAGTTCCTTTCCTTGTTTATCTGAGCCTGCTCCAGTTGTTTCACTATTAGCAGCTCCATTAGAATCTATAGAAACACTAACTGAAATATTATTTGTATTTCCACCAGTATTACCAATTACTGGAATTGATTTTCCATCTGGTAAAGGTACAATTGCTTCATTATATTTACCTTCTCCAATTATTCCCATATGAGGTTGAGTAGCAATCCCGCCGTTAGCATACATTTTGAAACCACCTTTAGCAATACCGCCATTTCCAAATAAATCAAATAGGCTGAAACCTCCTCCGTTTCCACCATTGAAATCTAAGAATCCGAGAGCTCTTTCTTGCTTCATCATCTCTAACATTTCTCTTTGTACTTTTAAATCTTCTTGCGCTATTTCTAGCTGAGTTCTAGGTATTAAATCATCCGCAAGACCTCCTAAGCCCATAAAGTCTAATGCTGAGCCTAAAAGTCCACTTCTACCAAATACTGCATTACTTACAACTCCTGCAGCAATATCAGCCCCTTGTTTAGTTAAAGACTCGCCTAAAGATTGCCTAATGTCTGCTGTATTTGTACCATTTAGATAATCTACTAAAGCATCAGATACTGAATCTTTAAATGCTGTAGCAACTGAAGCTATAGCGTCTTTGAAATCTTCAGTAATATTTTTCATTGCTTGGTCTGTTTGCTTTATTTGAGCAGCTAAAACTCTGCTTTGTTGATCTGCTAACATTTCTTCCTGAGTAAACCTACCAGAAGCTTTTTGTTGATTAATTAGATTTACAATTTTTTGTCTTAAGGTAACTTCTTCTCCTAATAACTTTTGAGTAAAAGCAATAGTAGCCATATTATCTGCAGAAGATACTGCGATTTGGCTATCTAAGTTTGCAATTTGAGCCTTTAAGTCTTTAATTGATTGCTCGTCTCGTTTTGTGCCCTTAACTGCATCTAAAGCATTTAGTTTATTTACTAGAATCTTTTTATCGTTTTCTAAAGTTTCTATACCTAGAATCTTTTGTTGTTTTATTGCGTTAAAGCTATCGGACTCTATTAACTTTAATTTTTGAGCTATAGCTTGTTTTCTTTCTAAATAAAGTAGCTCTTGAGTTTGAGCAGCTTTTGGATCAAAGCCTAAAGATTTAGCTCCTGCGGATGCAGGGTCTATATAATCTACAGTACTAAGAGCTAGCTCTTTTGCGAGGTTTTTTTCTTTTCTTGCAGACTCTAAGCGTATTTCTTGCTCACGTATTGCTTGTTTATTACCAGTAGCTCTAACTCTTATTAACTCTTTTTCTTGTAGTGCAAAATCTTCTGTAGCATCTTGTAATAATTTTAACTGAGGATTAATAGCACCAAAGTTTTTAAGAATTACTTCTGGTTTAAATTGTCTTTCTACATCTTTGATTGCTTTTACTGACGCATCAAAAGCAGTAACTATTTCATCAAAAGAAGTTTTTACTTTGAAACCTTTTGCTAGGTCTCCTAAAGTTTTTTCTAATCTTTCTGCGGAATCATTTGCTGCTTGAATAGCCGCATTAAAAGCTCGTTGTTTTTCTGTATTATCAGCAATAGCACTTCCAATTAAGTTTATAATATCTTTACTAAAAGTTAGTCCTTGTGCGGTTGCGGCAGCTTCTATTTGAACAATATCTCCTTGTCCTAACTGTCTTCCTGCTCTTAAAGCTTCTGCCTGCTCTTGAGTAAGTATTTTATAATAATTTTGTAATCTTTTAATTAAATTATCGTCAAATTTATATCCAGTACCTGATAAAGCTCCTAATCCTTGAGCAATGCCTTCTCCGAGAGCATCAACTATACCTGCTCCAAATATTGTTTTAAATAAGTCTATAAACTTGGCAAATCCTCCAGAAACACTTTCTGCCTTAAAGTTCAAGTTTTCAATAGCAGAATTAAATGATGTGCTTAATTGCTCTGCTATATTTTTTCTAAACGTAGAAGCTGCTAATATCTTTTCAAAGCTTCCTGCGATATTTAATTCTTTTAAGTCTACTTTAGTGTTTTGTACAGCGTCTAGCGCACTCTTTGTACTATCTGCAAAGTTTTCAGCAGATTCTTTTGCTTTTACAAAAGTTCTAGATAATCCAAATACTAAATCACCTAAAAAGCTAACTACCTGTACTACAGCTAAAGCTGCTAAAGCTTTACTTAGTACCCTACCCAAATTAGACGCTAATGCTACTACTCTTTTTATCACTCCTTCAAGAGATGTAAAAGCCCCTAAAACTACTCTATTAAATCCTATTCCAACTCTATTAATAAATCCTGAGGCAGATGCTGTCATAACTCTAAATAAAGCTGCAACTTTTCCTTGCCTTTGTGCTAAGATGTCCATTTGCTTATTTGCAATTTCAACATCTTTTATATTTTGTCCAGCTAGTTGTCCTCGAGTTATAATACCATCTGCACCAACTGCTTTAACAGCTCCTTTATAGATTCTGCTCCATTGGCTTTTTATTTGGTTAACTACTTGTCTATTTGGCTTCCCGTTTTCTAGCAAACCGAAAGCTCTATATAGAGTTGTTCCAGGTTTTACTTTAGAGCCTTGCTCTCTAACAATTTTTGCAATGTTAGACTCCATTCTGCTTCTAGTAGCAGCTGCAGCTATTTGTTGCGTACCTACAGCTTTTGACTTTTCAATTCTTTTATTTAGTCTATCAATTCGTTTTTCTAAATTTTCTGGAATTTCGTTAAAACGTTTTCCAATTCCCTCTAACGCTGGAAATATTTTTGTTGCAAGACTTTTAGTAATCATAGCAAAAATTAAGCCCAAGGCTAACTCTGCTTCTGATAAAAATTTAGCTACTGGGCCAAATATTCCAGTTATTCCTTGAGATAAAGTGTTTAATAAGTCAGTAGCAGAAGCTCTCAATCTTTCAAACTCATTTGCTGGAATTGCCTCTGCAATGCCTCCAAATTTAGTAAGACCTTGTTGTTCAATCACTGCTTGTTGTCTTGCTTGTAATTTTTGATACTCTGTTAATTCAGCTGAAGTTTTTCCTAATCTGTCAGCAAAATCTTTATATACTTTATCAAGACGAATAATTAAACCTAATTCGTCTAATATTTCAGGCTCGCCTTTTACGATACCTCTTACTAATCTATCATAGGCATCAGGTAAGCTTCTACCCAATGCTGCAGCTGCTCCTTTTGCTACAGTAGTAATATCTTTTAATTGATCTACATTTAATCCTGCGGTTGTAGCAAGTGCTGCACCTGCTGAAGCTTCTTTAAAGTCAAGCATAAAGCCAGACGCTTCTTGTAAATTTTTTGCAATTTGTGAAAGGTTTTTACCAGTTTGCTGAGCATATAATTCTTGACCTTGCATTAAGATGCCAAAGTCTGCTGCCCTAGATAACGCACCATATGCTGCTGTTAAAGCAAATACACGAGCAGCTACTTCTGCATACGCAGGTACAAGTACACCTTGCATACCCTGTGCTTGTTTTGAAAAGTTTTTACTAACATTTGAAGACATGTTAGCAAGTCCTTTCATATTACGATCTAATTCTCTAGATGACTTACTGCCTTTTTTATTTGACTTATTATTTTTGTCAATAGATTTATTAAGACCATCAATTTCTTTACTAGTCTTTTTTAGCTGTCCGTCGTCCGTGACCGTAATTTTGACTTTCTTTTCTATATCTGCCATTAGCCCTTCCGTGGAGATGGAGTGCTGTGTTTTCTCTCCATCGCTTTTCGCTCTTTTGCAGCTTTATCATTTACTGCTTTTGCGTAGTATGAATCTATTAATTGAACAAATTCTAATACTGTTTTTTGATCTTCTATACCAAGTATATTCATTACTTCTTGAATACCTTGAAAAAACCTTCCTAAATATGTTCCACCCATTCCTTCCCAGTTAGGGGTGAGATAGCCCCATACCATAAAAGATTCTTGTATTACGTAAGGAAAAACTTCATCTGCTTCTTTACTTACTCTTTCGTGATAGGCATCCCAATCTACCTTCATACCATTTTCTTCCATTTGAACCAATACTTCGAATTCTTTATCTGGATCAAATTTAGTTATATTTTCTTTAAAATGGTTTTTAAGTTTTTTAGTCCAATACTCTAACTGGCTTTGGTAAAATTTGCTAAATCATTTACAGTTTCTGCTAACCAATTATCAAAATCAGTAGACTGTTCCATTAAAATGATTGCGTTATCTTGTGAATATGGTAACTCTGAATTTTTATCTGAAACTTTATCTTCATCGATTGGTAGCATTTGAGCTAAGTAAGACATTTTTAGTCCTTTCCAACCTTTTATAACAGAATTAGTATACTCTTGTAAAAAAAGTTTCTCGTCTAGTTCTTCGATTGGTTGACGAGTCTTTCTATCAAATTTAGTGTTAATAGACTTCTTACGAATCTTTAACATTTCATCTTTTGAAAGATATGTTAAATTTAATTCAAATCCTGGAAACCCTGGATATTCAATTGAAGTCGTTTTGCTTGGAGTCAGTAAGTCTGATAAATTTGTGATACCCACACTTGCTGTTCCCGTTGTAGTTGTTGTTGGCATTTTAATCCTCTATGTTAAGTTAAAAAGTGTGAGGCCCCGAAGAGCCTCACTGAAATCAATTAGGTAGATGTAGCACCTACATATTCGATTGTCATTTCATCACTGGAACCTAGAGAAGATTCTAGACCAGTAAAGTTCATTGTTACACCCACTACGTCTGCAACATCAACTGTTGGAAGCTCAAAGTGAGCTTGGTCAATATTGAGTTGAACGTATGGTGCAGTTCCACCACCAATCTTAAGATCAATATCAAAAGAGTTAGTGATTTCTGGAGAAGCACTATTAATATCAGTTAACATATCTGCATATACCTGCTCTGTGTCTAAAGTACCACCAGAAGCTAAGTAAGCTGTTAATGAACCACTAATAGATCTTGTACCAGTAAAGTGCTGCACTGGATCATTTACTTTACCTAATTCCTCAGGAATTGTGTAAGTAATGTTATTACTATATGTAAAGCTACCGCCAGTGATTGCAAAAGTATAAGCTTTTGAACTGCCAGATACGTCTGAAGTTGCAGTTAAAGTTGTTAGACGGTTCAAAATGAAATCCGCATCAACATTAGCTGGAACGTAGTCTGTACCTGAAGTGTCTGGATATGTAGCTCCTACTTCTGAAATAGAAGTTGCATAACCTGTCCAGTTTGCAGTTGCAATACCATCAATATCAAAGTCGATAGTTACTGAGTCTACACAAAACTCTGATAACTTATAAGTTAGACCAGAATCTGTGAAATGAAAATAAGCATATAATTTCAATAACTGGTTTTTCTCAGAATCGTTTGTTGTGATTGTGAAATTATCGGAATCATAGTTAATACCGCCATTATCATCCGTATTATCACTACGAGTATCTGATACTAAAGCATTCCAAAGAATAGCTTCAGTACAGTTATGTGCATCATTATTTGCTGTATCAGTAAACGGTCTTAGATATGTTGAAAAACTAACTTCCACTGCTTCTAGTGAAGTATTGAAAGCTCTCTGTCCACGGTTAGGTGAAGTACCTGACTCATTTAGTGTTACAACCTGATTACCAGTTGCTTGTGTAAATGAGAAACCGTCTAGTACAGGAATTTCAAAAGTATCCGCGTCTACTAGGTTTGTGCCGTTGCCGTCCCATGATGATTCTACATATGAAACAAACAATTGGGCGTTTC